TTGCACAGGACGTGTTCAAGTCGTTTGCAGTGAATGTCTATACTGAATCGGATAGTATCAGCACGACAGCAGACAATGTCAATATTGAATACGATGTGATTTTGAATGATAATGATTTGGATGTAATCAATTAGCTATGAAACAAAACTACATACCACACGCATTTCGCAGCCTTGCACCAAAAAAGACTGTAAAATTACCGCAAAGACGTGTACTGAATCACGACGAAGAAATGCTGGAATATCACAGAGAAACTTTGTTGCTGTTCGCAGATATGGCAATCAACACAGCAGAGAAAATACTTGAAAGCGATATTGTTCTTGCCGAACGTGTTGCAGTCCAGAAAGTACAGGATGAACTGTACAAGCTGAACGAAGCAGTAAAGGACAGAATGAAAGAACGCACTATTGAACTGCACGAAAGCCGTGTGGACTTCTTAGAAGAAATGATGTCTTTGTGTACACTGGTCAAGCCGAAGCATTTTGACATGACGCAGAAATGGATGATACAGAAGGTGAAGGATTTGCACAGATTGAAGGATTAGAACAATATGTATAATATCAATTAGTTTTGTTATATTTGTAAAGGATTAGCAAGTGACTGCGACCATTTGCGAATCTTATTTTTAGGTTTAACAGGGTTAATTGTGTCGCAGCGATTAGCCCTTTTTTTATATGAATAATTTACTAAACATTGAAGAACGCAACGAATTAGAACGCTGCGAAGTAGTAATCAAACAAGGCTTGAAGACTTTTGTCGAAGTCGGTCAAGCGTTGATGTTGATACGTGAAAAGAAGTTGTATCGTGCAGAGTTTGGCACGTTTGAAAAGTATTGTAATGCAAAATGGAATTTACAACGCCATTATGTAAATAGAATGATTAGTGCAAGTGAGGTTGTAAGCAATTTGGTGCCCCAGGGCACCAAACCACAAACTGAAAAACACGCCAGACCACTCACCAAATTAGAACCCGAACTACAAGCTGAAGCATGGCAAAAAGTAGTAGAAGAACATGGCGATAAAATTACACACAACAAAGTCGAAGAAGTCGTCAAAGAATTTGTGCCTATCAATAACGAATTGAAACAGGCTAAGAAAGAACCGATGTTTGCTGAAATGACCGAACAAGAAATACTTGCAAGGGCGAAGGAAATAAGGGAAAAGCAAAAAGAAGAAAAGTCGCAAAACTTTATAGATAGAAAAGTGCAATTTGAAAAACCTATAACAGTTCGCAATTCCAGTCAAACAATAATACAAGGCGACAGTCGTCAAGTCTTACCAACATTGCAAGCGAATTCTTATGATTTATTATTGACAGACCCGCCTTATGGTATGGATTTTAAAAGCGGCTGGAGTAATAAAGGTAAAATCGCAAATGACAAAATTGAAGACACTGTTTCTCTTTTTGAAAGTGTCCTTTCTCTTTGCGTTCCTTTACTTAAGGATGATGCACATTTTTATATATTCGGAAATATCAACTACATAAGTCAAATACAACCTATAATAGAAAAGCACTTGAACATCAAAAATATATTGATATGGGACAGGCAGGTTATAGGAATGGGTGACTTGAAGTCGTATGGCAAGTCTTATGACATTATATATTTCGGTTACAACAAAATATTTAAAGAGCTTAATGGTACAAGAGACAGAGACCTTTTGTCTTTTCAAAGGGTTACACCATCAAAAATGATACATCCTACAGAAAAGCCTATTGATATGCTTGAATATTTAATCAAGAAAAGCACTAACGAAAAAGACAGAATTATTGAACCATTTGCTGGTGGAGGTAGCACTTTAATAGCTTCGAACAATACAAATAGAATATGTACTGGTATTGAATTAGAAGCTAAACATGTAAAAACTATAAAAGAAAGATTATGAGTTGGTTTGATAAAAATGCAAGTAATATCAAAAAAGGGTTCATAGGTGAAGAACAAGTTCGTGAATGGTTCAAAAAAAAGAAAATACCATTTATGCAAGTTGATATCATGTTTAAAAGCAAAGGGAAATGGTGTTTGGGTGAAATAAAAACACAAGAAAAATACAAAGCACCACCTTTTGACGGACACGGTTTACCTGAATGGCAAATAAAAAAAAGACTTCAATTTTACCAAGACACTGGTATTGTACCTTATTTAATTGTGAAAGATGTTGACGATGAATGTTTGTACTTACAGAGCATGATTGTTCTTGATAAGCTAACAGATAAAGACAAATTCAAAACAAAAGGGCACAAGCCTCGTGTTGTTTTTAGGTTGAATAAATTCGTCAAAATAGAATTAAGAAATCAATTATTCTAACAACTAAAACACACCAAAAATGACAAATCAAAAAACAAAAAGTCAGTCCTCAAACACTCTAAGAAAGTTCTCTTTCTCTGACATGTGGTCAGATTTCAAGTGTAGCCGACTGACTTTAAAAATGCAAAATAATATTTTTAACAACTAAAACACACCAAGAATGAAACAGCAAAAAACAGCTACAAAGTACGAAGGCTACTGGGCACACAGAACAAACATATCTGAAGCAGTAGAATTTCTTGATGATGCATTACAAGAAGCATTCACGAAACAACTTGACAATCTTGTAATGCAAGAAGTGTACAGCTTGGCAAAAGCAATAAGGCTGCTGCAAGAAGTTGAAAATCAAATCGACATTATTCGTCACATCAAAAGAGATAAGAAAGATGTTTGACTATGCAATAGGGTTTGATGCAGACACTAAACGCTGCGGTTTAGTGTTTGCAGATCTTAACAACAAGAAAATACTGCACACGTACAACGAAGACATTCTTGATATTGTACAAATTGTTCTACCTGAACTACTGAAGCAATACAAAGTAAAAAACAGGTATATGTTCGCACGAATAGAAATACCGACGTTTCAAACTGCTGTCAGTGTGAATATGCACAAGAAAAGTAGGATTGATTTCGCACAAGGTGTTTTCGATTCGGCAAGGTGTGCAGAAGTAGCGAACATCTTTAAACGAAGCTGTTTAAGCTATGGAATTACACACACCAGCATCAAGTCAAGCAATCGTGTTCGGTGCGATTACGGACACGCAAAACAGTTTTCGCCAGAGCAATTAATGCAGTATGCTTCGGACCAGCACAGACGAAATAAATTCTTAACGAAAATAAACAGAGAAAAAGCAATGCAGATGTTTCCGAGTATGAACATCGTGAACAGCGAAACGATTGATGCTGCGTTGTTGATTCCAGAAATTATCTGAAAAATGATAGAAACAATATTAGAAAAATTAAATAAAGGGTATGAAAAATATTACCCTTCAAAAAAAATCACAAAAAAAAAGGATGTTAAAAAACGTGCAAAAGCAAAAGCAGCAAAAAGGGCAAGAAAGAAAAATCGCAAATAACTAACGCAATATCTAAAACATGGCAAGAAGGAAAACAACAGAATTAAAAGTTGCACAAGGCACTGCAAGAAAGGACAGGATAAAACAGCAAAAGACTTCTGTCTTATCTTATGTGCCTGAGCCGTCTTTTAAGTTGAATAAACGTGCAGAAGTTATCTTTAACAAAACGTGTCAAGCATTAATTGACGAAGAAGTTCTGACTTCGCTTGATGTTGATGCTGCAACGCAGTATGCTTTTTGGTTTGATATGTTTATTTCGTTGCAAGAAAAGAACTACGCAATGATAAATGAATACGCAAACGGAACGAACGCAATTGCAGGTGCAGCCACTGCATTGATGAAGTGTGACGACAAAGTTCAAAAGTACAGTAACTTGTTAGGTCTAAGCATTAAAGCACGTGACTTAATGGCTTCGTTTGAAAAGATTGAAACCGACAGTGAAAGTCCGATTGAAGAGGCTTTGAAAGCATTAGGTTAATGGCTACAACGAATAGAATAAAAGCTACGATTATAAGACGCATGAAAGCTGGTGTGAAGTACACCAAGTGCGGACAGTACTATTATTCAACATTCAATTCGTTGTACGGTGACAGGCTGAATATCAATCAGCAAAGGGCTATCAAGCAGATGGTAAAAGATAAGGTTGCCGAATTCAAAGGCAATACATTGACATTAATTGAGAATGAAAATAAATGATTATGAAAAAAAGAAAATGCTACCGATGGACAGAAAGAGAAATCAAGTATTTAAAACAACATTACCCTACTACAACTGCACGTGAAGTCGGCAAAGCGTTGTATCGTAGTGAAAGGGCTGTTATGTGTAAAGCAAATGAATTAGGGATAGAGTCTAAACGCAAAGTATTTAACAATCACGGCAGGTTTAAGAAAGGTAATGTTCCATGGAATAAAGGCTTAAAAGGTGTTAACGGTAAAAGTTCTACTCAATGGAAAAAAGGACACAAAACTTGGAATATTCGACCTATTGGTGACATTTGGGTACGAACAGAAAAAGGTAAAGATTACAAGTTTACAAAGACCGAAAGAGGTATTGAAAGATTATCACATTACGTCTACAGGACGAATACTGGCGAAGAAGTGCCAAAAAATTACTGCATTCGATTCAAGGATGGTGACTCAATGAATTGCGACTTTGACAACTTGTTATGCATTAGCAAATCGGAAAATGCTAGAATGAATTACAATCGTGAAGCTGCTTCTAAGACGATGTTGATTAAATGGGCAGGCGGATATACTAACGCTTTACTGATGGGTAAAATATAAGACTATGCCTAAGAATAGAGAAAGAAAGCGTGTAGATAAGTACGATTACAAAGTTATCAAGACGCACAGGAATTATGTCACTGTTGAATATCGTGGCATTAGAACAACATTACCTATTTCTGAATTTGAAAAACTGAAACGCAATGGAAGAAATTAGCATTGAAGAATGGATTGCATACCTTTTACTTGTTCTTTTTATAATATTTATGTAGATGACGCTTTATGACTCGTATATACAGAAAGTTCAAACTGGTGAAATCGTTGCTGGCGAAAATATCCGTCAAGCAGTACAGCGTCATTTAGATGATTTGAAACAGAGTAAGAAAAGAAACTTTCAATTCTACTTTGACGAAAAGATAGCAGACACTGCAATTAAGATTATACAAGTAATGCCTTTGACTTCTGCTCGTGAATATCAAGGTTTCCCTTTGCAAGAATGGCAAGCGTTTATTGTTGCGATGCTGCACGGTTGGAGAATTAAAAAGACAAAAGTAAGGCGATTCAAAAAAGCATACGTCAAGGTCGCAAGAAAGAACGGCAAAACAGAGTTTCTTGCTGCCTTGGCAAACTTGGAATTTCTGATATTTCCGAAAGAAACTGGTGAAATATTCTGGGCTGCTACGAAACGTGATCAAGCAAAAATCGGATGGGAACGACAGAAAAGAATGATCACAAAACTTGCTTCTTTCGATAAGTACGTGAAGAAACGTATCACAACGAATGCAAGACGTATCATTGATAGCAAGTACAATATGTTTTCGCAGCCTCTTGGTCGTGACAGTAAAACAGAAGACGGTCACTTGGTTTATTGGGGTATCATTGATGAATATCATGCACATCCTGACGACTCAATGGTGAACATTCTTGAAACAGGTATGGGTGCATTTGATGAACCGTTGTTGATTATTATTACAACAGCAGGGTACAATTTAGCATCAGCTTGTAAGACTTTTGAAGACACTTGCAAAGATGTACTGAAGAACGAAAAGCAGAACGATTACTTATTTATAGCAATATACGATTTAGATGCAGACGATGACTGGGAAGACGAAACAGTATGGATTAAAGCGAATCCTGGTCTTGGAATAAGTCCAAAAACACAGTACTTAAAAACACAATACCAAAACGCAAAGACCGAAGGAATCACAAAGAAAATGGCTTTTAAAGTCAAGAACTTGAATATATGGACAAACACGACAGAAGAATTCATCGAAAATCACATATGGCAAAGAAGCGGCAACGAAATTAAAATCAAACAGAAAGATTTGGCAGGTCGTGAATGCTATGCAGGGCTTGACTTAGCAAGTACGATAGACATCACAGCATTCGTGTTGTGGTTTAAATTAGAAGACGGTTTTGCAATGCTACCTTTCTTCTTTATTCCAGAAGAAACTGCAAAGACTCGTGCAAGACTTGACGGTGTGAAGTATTTAGAATGGATAGAACAAGGCTATATTCTAACAACGCCAGGTGACGTTACAGATTATGACTATCTATTTCGATTCATTTGTGATATGCTTGAAAAGTACGACATACAAGTTATTCACTATGACAGATGGAATAGTTCGCAGCTTGTAAATAATCTGACAGAAGCAGGTGCACCGATGGTACCTTTCGGTCAAGGCTTTCGGTCAATGGCTGCACCGACAAAAGAGTTTGAACGTCTTGCTTTAAAAGGTGACATAAAACATTTCAATCATCCTGTATTCAATTGGATGCTGCAAAATGTACAGATAGAACGGAATGCAGAAGACCAAATCAAGATAAGCAAAAGAAGAAGTCGTGAAAAGATAGATGGTGTTGCTGCTTTAATAAACGCAATCGGTGCGTGGTTAATTGTAGAGTCTAAGAACGAAGACGACGGCAGTTTGCCAAAAGATTATGAATTCAATCTTGGTTGATGAAACAAATCACAGCCGAAAAGCGTACATAATAAAAATGTTTGTTTTTTACACATTAATTTCTTTAATTTTGTTGCATGGGCATAATACAACGCATACAATCCGCTTTTTCAAGACGTTCTTCGCTTGAAAATCCGTCAACCAATCTTGTTGAATGGCTGAACGGTGGGAATACGAATGCGACAAAGGTGCACGTCACAAAAGATACTGCTTTGTCGGTATCTGCGGCATGGCGTTGCGAAAATCTAATTGCAGGCAGTGTAGCGTCTCTGCCATGTTCAGTGTATGAAATAACAGAAGAAGGTCGTAAAGCACTGCCAGCTCATCCTATAAGCAAATTATTAAAGTCGCCTTCGCAATTTTATACAGGCTTTACTTTTATGGAACGCATGGTGAAGAACCTTGCGTCAAACGGCAACGGTATTGCAGTAATTCGTACTGACCAATCTGGCAACGTTATAGGTTTAGACCTACCTACTGGGCAGATTAAAGCAAAAATCATTGACGGCTATTTAGTGTATGAAATCAAAGGATATGACAGTTTTATCTTTGCTGATGATGTTATTCATTTTGTCGGCTTTGGTGACAATCCTGTTTGGGGTAAAAGTCCGCTTCAAGTTCATGCAGAAAACTTAGGTATAAGTATTGCAGCAAATAACTTCGCAGCAACTTACTTCGGTAATGGCGGTACGATTGCAGGTGTGTTGAAGACAGATAAGAACTTGACAGCACAGCAAAAGATTGACTTATCTGCAGCGTGGCAAAGAAAGTATGGTGGCAAAAACTCGAACGGTACAGCAGTTCTTGATTTAGGTATAGATTACAAACCTGTCGGAAGTAAGCCGCAAGAGTCACAATTGTTAGAAGCAAGACAGTTTCAAGTTGAAGAAATTGCACGGATATATGGTGTGCCTTTGCATTTGCTGTATGCAATGGAAAAAGCAACACATAACAATATCGAAGTGATGAACGCAACGTATGTTCAGCACACTTTGACAACTTACATTGAACGAATTGAAGCAGAATTGAATCGTAAGTTGTTACCAGGGTCAGACAATTTAGAAATACGTTTCGACATGACTGCTTTGATGCGTGCGGATATGGCAGGTCGTGCAGACTATTATAATCGGTTGTTTATGATTGCTGCAATTAGTCCGAATGAAATTAGAAAGTCTGAAGGTTTACCAACTTACACTGGTGGCGATGCTTATTACAGACCTTTGAATATGGATATTGTCGGACAGCAAAACACAATAAACAATGACTGATTACCCACAGGCAGCAAGTGACGAAGCGAAAAGAGCGTTGAAGCATAAAGAAGAAAATGGTTCTTCTTGTGGCACTTCAGTTGGTTGGAATCGTGCAAGGCAGTTAGCAAATC